TTTTGTTGTAGATATGATTCGTACTTAAACTCATTCATATCTTGTTTTCTATTTCCCTTATACTGTGGATAAAGTTCTTTCCGAGTGGATGAACTATGTTCGGCATCCCAAAACACAACTACCTTATCGTAGTTATGTTCCTCAAGGAATTTCCGAATTGTATTTATAAAGTGGTAAATAGCCCCTAAGTGACTTCCGTCATTGTATAGGTCTTTTACTCCGTGGAATCCAATTTTCATTAAGTTGGACCCGTCAATTAATAATGTCTTAATCACAATGGTGATTTAATGGTGAATAAACTAAGCTTCTTTTTCTTCTTTTAGGTCAAAATCACCATCAGTTCCGATGATGTCTTTCCAATATTCTGCGTATTCTTTTTTATATTTTTCAATATTAATTTTTTCTTCCGCAGTATCTTTTCCCGCAATGAATCCGTGTGGTGTAACAATAATTTTTCCATCATCATAACCTAATCCATTGATGTGATTTTTCATAACCGACACTTTTGTTCTTGAAGCAAACTTGATAGTTCTTTTGTCTTTAGTTGCAGTAATCTTTGTAGTTCCCGCCCCTTTTTGATTTCCAAATAAATAAACTAATGATGAGTTTAACCAAATCGCCTCACCACCTTTAGCTTTAATCTTTGGTTGTCCAAAAGGATTATCCGGTAATTCAACCCAAGGTTGATTAACAATGATTAAAGTGTTTTCATATTTTGAATCAGATTTACGAGAACCCGAGATTCTTTGATTGATACCCATACCAATCTTATCAGCTAATGTAGATGCATTGTGTTGTTTACCACCTTTACCTTCATAAGTCATTTTACAAGGTACAGAACCTACTGAATCCCACATAAAACATAAACTATAATCTAAGTTTCCTTTTTCTTGTTCGTCAAGTAAGTTATTGATATAGTCAGTAATTTGTTCAATGTAGTCAAAGTTATTATTGAATATGTAAAATCCATCCCAATCCAATTCACCTGTTTCCTCATCAACCACTTCCTCACAATCAAATCCCATTAATTTAGCGTGTTCAAATGACCATTTCTGTTCTGTAATAATAAACACAGGAAGAATACCTTTCTTTTGAGCATCTACCGCAGTTTTTACAAGAGCCGTTGTTTTACCTGTATCAGAGTGACCCAAGAACATATTAATATGTCCAATAGCTGGTCCCGGTAATCCAACCGCATCCAAGAAATCCGGACCTAAGTCAAAAAATCTTTGTGGTTTGTATTTTGCCGATACCGAGAATTTATCTTTAATTGATTTGAAATCGTTTTTCTTAATCGCCATTTTCTATTTTTTTAATGTGTGGTAATTTGTTTGATTTATTCCTATTGTATTTTGAAGAATCCTCCTCATATAGTACATTAATTTCTTCTTCATGAAAAGTAATTAACCTACTACTTATCACACCATCTTCATTAGTACCTTCATCCAACATTCCAAATAAAACACTATCACCAATTTGTTTACTTCTACCTGAGAAGTATGTTTTATCTTTTAGTTGACTTAGAATTTCATAAGATAACATTTTATTGTCTCTTAATTGTAAGTCAATTTCTTCTTTAAATGTCATATTGTAATATTATTAAAACTTGGACACATAGTTAGACAATGTGTCCAAGTTAAATTGTATTTAATTAAAACGGTAAGTCTTCGTCTATATCATCGTTCGCTTGAGGGTCAACCGGTGCAGAACTTTGAGATTTTCCACCACCAAATGATTCTGTATTTACTGAATCACTTTCGTAAGCGTATCCACCTTTTTCTGAATCCCATCTTGGTGTTTCTCCACGAGCAATTGCTTCAAGATATTCAACAGGTTTTTTAGAATAAACATCTAACCAAGTTAATTCATCAGTAATCCAAGCGTTTGATTGAGCCGGGTCAGTATGTACCGGACCTTGGTCTTCGTACATAATTGTAGATACTGCAGTATATTCTTTACCATTTGGAGCCTTTGTTTTATTTAATTCAATGATTAAATCTCTACCGATGTTAGCATCAGTAATATCTCCTTTGTTTCTCCAAATTGGAATGATTTTATCTAAGATACCATCATTTTTGTAGTTGTGTTTGAATCTCCAAAATTTTGGCCCGTCTTCTTCTCTATCTCTATCGATAACTTTTACGATATAGAATTTACGAGAACGATACTGAGCCGCTAATTGTTTGTCAGATTCTTTTCCGGTTGAAATTAACTCTTCATAAACCTCATTTAAAGGTGAACGTTCGTTATCATTTTTTCCCGGGTCGTAGAATTTTTGCCATTGTCCACCTACTTGTATCTCATGATACCAAGCTTCTTTAAATGGTGATGAACCATCGCTTGTAGGTAAGATTCTAACTCTTCTTTGTCCAGATTGCTCCTTATCACTTAAGATAAGTGCAAAATATTTTTTCATTCTTTCGTCTTGCGACATTTTCCCTTGGGCTCCGCCCCCTGATTGTTTTGAATTTTCGTACTGTGCCAATACGGCGTCTAATGAACTCATGTGTTATAAAATTAAATTGTTAAATTGTTCTTTAAATATAGGTGATAAAATTAGTGAAGTCAAATAAAAAAAGGTGTCCGTTAAGACACCTTTGAATTTTTTGTTATCGTTTGAATGATGTTTTGTATTCATCTTCTTGAGAACCAGGTTGGAATGAATTTTTAATATCATTCACATTAATATCTTCAACTTCGTCTGAAGTTAAAACATAATCATTTTTTCCTGTTTTCTCCATCTCTTCTTGTTTGTCATCGAAGAATTGTGAAAGTTTTTGGTTGAATGGGTATGAATCGTAACTTCTCAACTCTAATTTTTCTTGAGGAGTTTTTTCACGATACTTCTCAATTTTATTTTCAAGTGAGTTTAATTTATTCATAACATTATCCATCTCACCCAATTTAGCCTCTAAGTTAGACAATTGGTTAAACAAGTTTTCAAAATATTCTTCTTGTTTTGTTTCAATATTTTTTTGAGAATTAACTAAATCAGTTATTTCAAGTTCTTCAGATTCTTCACCTTCAGCACTTGTTTCTTCTGATTGTCCCTCATCGTCAATTTTTTCAACGTCAGGGTCATTGGCAACATCAATTGGTTGTGGTGCCCCTTCTCCTGGTGCTGGTGGTGGCACTGCTTCAGATGCTGCAGGTGCCGGTGGAACTTCTCCTCCCGGTGCCGGTGGTGGTGGAGTTAACGCCTCCAACCCAGCTGTTGGGTCTTCAGGTACCTCAGCGTCTTGTTCCATAATATACTTATTAATATTATGATATCTTGCTATTTCTTGTATTAATTTCTTGTCTAAACCCATTTTGATTATCCGTTTAATAATTGTTTAATTCCTCCTGCCGTCTCAACTCTAACTTTTCTATTAATAGTTGTTTGGTGTCCGGCTCTTTCAATAAGACCATCTCTTTCTCTTACAGTATAACAATCACCTGTATCTAAATCACAAACTTGTTGTGTTCCATCTCCGTTATCTTCTTGTGAAAATCTTGTTGATTTTCCAAGATAGTTGTCTAATGCTGATTTTATGTTCATAAAATTGTTTTTATTATAAATATATCGTTATGTTATAAAGTGAAAACGTCACTTACTATAGTTTGAACTAAAACTTCACCACCAATCGGAGATGTATTACCATACGGTTTATATTGTACTTGTAATCTAAAATTCCCCAATTTATTAATATTAATTAAATTAGTGTATTGAGTAGAGGCACCTCCACTACCACCATAACTTGCAATTTCATATGTTTCAGCATATAAAACTCTATTATTAATAGCCTTTGGTTCGTCAAATGGTTCTTGAGTTGTTAATTGATATGTAATATATCCTCCATCCGGTTTTTTAATATTATAATAACTCCAACCATTTCCTTGTAACTCAGTAGACTCACCTATTTTAATGAACGCAATTTGTTGAGGTGGAAATGTTGGTAATGTTTGACTAGTTGGAACATTAACAACCGGAACTTGAGATTGATTTGGTAATGTATACCAAACTCTGAACGGGAATTGTTGTATAACAGGTTGTTCTTGCCCTTTATAAGCTTTAAGAATAAACACAATATCTATTTGTGTTTTACCTTCAATTTTTGGTATATCATTTATAAAATAACTTTCAACATCTGTCAAGGTAACATTAAATTCATTATTTGATACTTGTCCACCAACACCTATTACACTTTGTGAAATATATTTTCGAGTTACCTTACCATTAACTTCTTCCAATTCATACACAACATATTTCATATCCGGATTAGGAGACATGATATATCCTGTCAATTGTGGATTTATCTTAACATTTAATGACTGAGTCTTACTATCATTTAATTGAACCTCGGTTCCAATCATGGTTAAAGGACCAGTATTTTGAGGATTAATATTTGGTGTCTCTGATTGAGTCGCATTTGCAGTTTGATTTTGAGGATTTTCATACCCACCTGGTGATGCGGCAGATGATGCAGTAATTGATGGGTCAAATGTATAATTATTTTCACTTGTTACAGTACCATTAGGCGTTACAATAACAATCTTACCTTTACTAACAACATCCCCTGTTCCAACTTTAGGAGTATTAAATCTCAATGTTGTATTATTAAATACCGTGAATCCTGTTGCAGGAACACTAACACCATTAACAGTAATTGAGGTTGCACCATTAAAACTAACACCATTAACTTGAACTATAGTTCCAGTGTTACCTGATAAAGGAGAGAATGATGTAATAGTTGGTGGAGGACAAGATAATTGTGAAGTAACCACTGCAGTATTTGGAACACCATTAGTCGTACCTTGACTTTCAACTTTATTAATTGTATTTTTTAAATCCTCAACAATCGCTTTAGTTGCAACACCGACACTAAGTGCCGAAGTCAACGCTTTATCAAATGTTTCTTTAGTTTCAGTATATTCTTTAGTATGTGAATCATAAGTGGATTCACTAACATTTTTAACCGGCCAATAACAAGCATAATATTTAACAAGACCTAAGGTCAATACTTGTGGAACTCTTTCCTGTAATCTAGCAGTCATAAACGATACAAACGTATCAATTGACGCAAAATTAGCAATCGGTGTTGTTCCTTTCGTTGAAGGGTTCGGATTAAGATTTACACAAGAATATGTACTAAGGAATGTATCATCAATCTGACCGTAATCAACATTTAGTGGAGCGGTTGCAAAGTTATAATTCCAACCATTAAATTTACCTAAATTACTATTACTGTCTTTTTGGAAAGTCCTAAGATAACAAATGCAATAAATAATTGTCGCCAATTCAGGATTATTTGGCATAATTCTTTTAAGAACACTCGCAAATTCAGTCTCAGTCACTCCTGTAAGAACTGCATTAGTTGCCTGATATTTTTTAGATAAATAAATTGGAAGTACCTGACTTTCACATTCATTTGTGGTTCCTTTTGTGTTATTCGCAGATTGAACAGTATTACTTGTTTTACTAGCATCTGTCGAACCACTCAACACATTAATAGTGTCTTTCTTAATTTTAAGAAGTTCCTCAACTTTTGTTAATAAATTTTGATTAATACTTTGAATAAAACTATCAATTGCAGGTAAATCATAAACCCCTTGTCTAATACCTTCAAATTGAGTTTGGAATTGTCCGGGTTGTATTGAATGTGAAACTTGCTGTATCATATACGGTCCATTAAACATTGGAACGTGCCTTAAATTAAAATACATTGTTGGTTGTAATAAGGCGTTCCCTAAACAAACAACAGAACATTTATAACTTCTTTGTTTATAAAGGTTATACAAACCTGCATTTTGCGTCGCAACATTTTTACCTGATGCTTGGTCAACTATATTTATTTGAGTAGCAATTGATTCTGAAGTCGCAGTACCATTATCTTGAGAAACAGAGAATGAGTAAAATACATTTTGATTTCTTACTCCAATATCAACGGTAAACCCAACACATTTATTCGAAACCCCCCAATCTTTTTTACCAACTTGATTTTCAATCAAAGGATTTTCAGAGGCACGACTCATATTAAAACCATCATCTCTAAACCTAAAATTGCCTTTTGGTAAGTCTAAATATTGAGATGGTTTTCCAACATAAAAACAAACCATTTTAGAACTTGATTTTCTATAATCGACATCTAAAAATGTTCCCCATAAACTATTGGCAAACTCTAACGACCCTTCGGCTCTATTTGGTATTGTTGTACCATCTACATCCTGAACATTATAAAAATTAATATATGCAGGTAGATTCATCACAGTAAAATTATTCTTAATCAATAATCCACTAATAAACGTATAAACACTCATGGTTTCGTTTACAGATTTTTGACTAAACATACTTCTCATTTCAAAAATATCTAATAAGATAGTATCACCAATATTTCTTGACGCCCTATCCAAAAATAATATATCTTCAAACAATGTTTTAGTTTTGTAATCTCCACCCGCAATCCATTTATCATTTAAAGCTTTGAATACTTCATAGTTTTCAACTTTACTTTGTTGTCCATCAATTGCAGATTGAATTGTTTTCTCCGGTAATTGTTGTTGGTCAGGTAATCCTCGTCTAACCCCATCTAAAACAAGATTTAAAAAATTATCTTGTAACACACTCTCATTAGTTAGGTATTGGTTAATCTGAGCTTGGAACTGAGCAACTGTCGTACTCGGATTTTTTAATTTCTGAGTAGCATACATTTTAATAATTGGAGCCAATAACACAATGTTCTCAACTGAAAACAAGATATTATTATCAATAAAGAAATCTGTAATATATGAACCTGTACTACTATATCTAACATTATTTATTGTTGAGAATCCAACTTCGGTTTCAAGAGCAATCCAAGCATTTGGATTTAACAATTGAGACTGACTAAGACTTAATGTACTTGTTTTAGTCGGTAATGTGTTTTTTACATATGGTTGAAATTTAATTGGGTCAACAACTTTTTGTACGTTATTATGTGAAAGATATGAATCAAAAATTCTTCTATTATAATTTGATGGATTACCATATCTAAATAAGACATCATAATTCATAAAATCTTTAATACCTGCTTGGAAAATATTATATTGAACATCAATAATTTTCGAAAAATATTCAGATTCCGAAACACCTTTACCTTGAACAGGTACCGTCATTAAATTTCTAAATAATGATTGGAAATTTCTAAATGTCGCATTAACTTGAACTACCGATGTTTCAAACTGAGAAACTTCCGCACCTGTTGAACTATTTGTAATTGGTTTACTAAAATTTAAAAACTCTTGTTCAAATGAATCTAATATTTTTTTATTAAAAACTGAAAATATCTCTTCAATTTTAGTGTAATTATCTCCATTCAAAAAGTATAATGGAGATTGTGTTTCACCACTATTAATTAAATTAATATAAGAATCCGGTTGAGGGTATGCAATTTGATTA